GCGGTGATTGGAACAGCGGTGACTGGAACGATACAAGCTTTTCAAACGGGGTTTTCAATACCAAAGAACCGAATATCTATATGTTCGATGAATTAACTGAAATGACGTATCGTGATTGGTTAAATCATCCAGCGAGATTCATTTTAAATGGTGTACCGTTCGATGAACTCAGATGGGTTTATTCGGAAAATATGACCGATGATGAAAAGAAGGAACATCCCGAACATGATGTTACGGGTGGATTCTTAAAAGAATTCGATTATTCAAAGAATCGTCAAAATTGGTGGAATAAGTTAGATAAGGGTGATAAAGAAAAAATTAAATCGCTACCAAATTTTGACAAAGAAAAATTTGAAAGGATTGTTGGTATCAAAATTGATTAAGTGTGAATTATATAGAGATTCGATGCAGAATTACAAAAAATATGCAGTTAGACCCGCACAGTTAATAATTGCAGATGTTCCCTATAATGTGGGAACAAAATTCTATGGCTCTAATCCGATGTGGTATAAGGGCGGTGATAACAAGAACGGTGAATCCAAATTTGCGAAGAAGTCAGCGTTCAACAGCGATTTCAACTTTAATCTGTATGAGTATTTTCACTTCTGTTCGAAAATGCTTAAAAAGGATGATACAAAAACCTGTCCTCGTGGTAGAAGTTCCAACAGCCCATGCATGATTGTGTTCTGCTCATTTGAACAGATGGGAACCCTTATAGATGCAGGAAAGAAACATGGATTCGTGAATTATATACCGTTAGTGTTCATAAAAAATTATAGTCCGCAAGTTCTGAAGGCGAATATGCGGGTCGTTGGAGCAACGGAATACGCATTAATTCTATATCGTGATAAGTTGCCTAAGTTCCGAAATGGGGTACAGGTTGACGAAAACGGGAAGAATATCAAAGGAACTGGAAAGATGATTTTTAACTGGTTCAAATGGGAAAAGGATTCGAAGGATATTCCAAAGATTCATCCCGCACAAAAACCCGTTAATGTTATCAAACAGTTGATTGAGATATTTACCGATGAAGGGGATGTTGTGATTGATCCATGCTGTGGCTCGGGTTCGACACTCAGAGCATCATATGAACTTGGAAGAACATCTTATGGGTTCGAAATCGATAGAAACTTCTATCAGAAGGCTAAAGACGAAATGTTACGAGGAATGATTACAAATGATTAATCTATATCAACATCAGTTGGATGCACTAGAGCAAACTAAATCAATGAATAGGTGTGCTTATTATCTCGATATGGGATTAGGTAAAACATTTGTCGGTGCTGAAAAACTAATGATGTTACACGGTGAAAATCAACGGGATTTACTGATTTGTCAGAAATCGAAAATTGAAGATTGGATTGATCACTTCAACGAACATTACGATATACCAACATTTGATTTGACAAATGTTAAAGGCTTCAAGGAATTTTGGAAATCTAATAACGGTGTCGGGGTAATCAATTATGAACTAGCATGGCGAAGAAAAGAACTAATTAAATTGAGTGATTTCACATTAATGCTAGATGAATCGTCTTTGATTCAGAATCATAAAAAGGCGAAACAATCAAAATTTGTTCTATCGTTAAATCCCGAAAATGTGATTCTTCTGAGTGGTACACCAGTAGGGGGTAAATATGAAAACCTATGGTCACAACTCAAACTTCTAGGATGGAATATTTCCGAAGAATTATATGAACGTCAGTATGTTAATTGGACGTTAACAGATGATGACGGTTCGGGAATCCGTCACAAAATTGTTGATAAGGATAATCCATATAAGAACGTTGAACGGTTAAAGTATAAGATGCGTAAATATGGAGCGGTATTCATGAAAACAGAAGAATGTTTTGAACTACCGAATCAGAGGTTTCAAAGAATCAACGTTCCAAGTTCGAGAGAATACAAGTTATTCATGGAACACTCATACATCTGTATCGGTGATGAAGAACTTATCGGTGATAACACATTATCGAAGGTGTTATATGCTCGTCAATTATGTGGTCAATACAATCAAGAGAAACTTAACGCAGTTCGTGAACTGCTGGAAAGTACGAATGATAGGGTGATTATATTTTACTCATTCAACGCAGAATTAGAGCATTTAAAACGGATTTGTGAACAACTAAATCGTTCAGTTTCGGAAATCAACGGACACAACAAGGATTTGACAGCATACAACGATGATTCATCTAGTGTAACGCTCGTTCAATATCAAGCGGGTTCCAAGGGTCTAAATCTTCAGAAATGTAATAAGATTGTGTACTTCACATTACCGTTATCAAGTGAGGATTTTGAACAATCAAAGAAGCGAATCCACAGAATCGGACAAAATGAAACGTGTATCTACTATTTGATGATTTGTAAGAACACTATCGAAGAACATATTTTGAGAACTCTCGAAATGCGAAAGGATTTTACGGATGAACTTTTTACTTAAATTTACGGGTGTGTTGATTATATATTCAATCGCTGGGGATATCGAAACAGAACCAAATATAAATTGGTTATCGCTATTAATTAAGTTAATTCTAGGGGTGATTTTAATCACTACAAATAAGGGGGTAAAAGATGAATATTGAACTTCTCAATGAAGAAAAGGATTTCAACGAAAATGAATTAGTTGTTTTCGAAAAACAGAATCTTGCATTGTTCAAGGGTCTTGCTGATGCAACCAAGACAAAAAAGAAACTTGAAGCCGATGAAAAGAAACTAAAAACAAAACTTGAAAAACTCATGAACGATTATGGCATTAAGTCGATTGATAATCAGTTCATCAAAATAACAAGGGTGAACGGTTCAACTTCAACGAGTATTGATGTAAAAGAGTTTGAGAAAAAAGAACCAAAATTCTATGCGGAACTGTTGGAAGATTATCCGAAAATCACAACACGCAAGGATTCAATCAGATTTGAGGTGAAATAGATGCAGATTGTAACAAAATATACAATTCGTTTAACAGAGGCTTATACAGATGGGTATAAAAGTAGACATAATCATCACGAATTGATTGTGATTGCGGGTAATAAAGAAGAAGCAATTCATAAGGCAAAATCACGAATTACAAGGACTTACGATAACGGTTATTTAAAAGCAACCGTTCTGTTTAGTGAGGATGTGATCGTGAGTGGGTAAAGAAAAATCGTTCGAAACCAAAGTCAAAGATTACATTGAAAATTGTGGCGGTTGGTTCATCAAATATTGGGGCGGTGGTAAATACACTAAAACGGGAATTCCCGATTTACTAGCTTGTATAAATGGTGATTTTTACGGAATAGAAGTTAAATCTGAAACGGGGAAACCTTCAACGCTTCAGTTGATGAATCTGAACAAAATCAATAATGCTGGTGGATATGCGATTCTCTTATATCCTAAAGATTTTGAGAATTTCAAGAAGTTAATTCAAGGTGATAAATCCGTATATGCGGAATTAAAAAAGAGGTGGTTAAGTAAATGGGAGAGTCAACAGCAACAGATATCACACTGATAATATGTACAACGTTAATCGTTTTAACTTGGATAACGAACAGGAATAAGCGATGAAGATACATTTTTCAACAGTCGAGCAATTCGAAAATTGCGAAATGCGGTACAAATTGCAGTATATCGATAATATAGAAATTATCGAATCTGATGACCCTCAAAATCCATTAAGGATTGGTACAGCGTTACATAGAGCGATGGAACTTGATTCAGAAACTGCAATCAAAGAATACTTGATGAGTTATCCAATAATCACAGATAAACATATAGATGAGGTTATTAAATTAGAATATTGGATTCCGAAAATCAAGAAAATTGTACCCGATGGATTACACGAAGTTAACTTCAGTAATGATTGGTATGAAGGAACAGCGGATTTATTAGTTCCATGTGGTAATGGTCAATATGATTTATACGATTATAAGTATTCAAACAATGTTGACCATTATATGGAATCAAGGCAGTTACATGTTTATAAGTATTTCATAAAAGAGATACTTAACATCGATATTCGTAATATGTATTTCGTCTTTGTTCCGAAAACAAACATCAGACTGAAGAAAACTGAAACACTTAAAGATTTTAGAACTAGGATAATTGATGAACTGAGTAAACTCGATATAACAATTAAGGAAGTTAAATATCAAGAAAATAAAGTCATCGATTTTCTGAAATCAACAATAAAACTAGAACGAACTGAGGAATTTGAGAAGGTTCAATCATACTTATGCGATTGGTGTGAGTATCGAGAACTATGTATGGAAGGAGTAAATTATATGATTTTACCTAAGGCAGAACGTAGAGAAGTTGGAACAGCTACAAAACGTAAGTTGTGGCTATATGGTGGAGCATTCAGCGGAAAAACAACATTTATAGATTCCACACCAATGCCGATAAACCTTAATACAGATGGTAATGTTCAATTCGTCACAATGCAGTATCTACCAATCAAGGATACATACGAGGGGAGAATTAAAGTTCTTGCATGGGAGAATTTCAAGAACGCAATCGGGGAACTAGAGAAGAATGATAACAACTTCAAAACAATCGTTGTTGACCTTCTCGAAGATACATATGAATCTTGCAGATTGTATATGTATGACAAACTCGGCATTGATCACGAATCGGATGATTCATTCAGAGCATGGGATAAGGTGAGAACTGAATTTCTATCAACAATCAGAAGATTGATGAATCTTGATTATGAAAACATTGTTCTAATCAGTCATGAAGATACATCAAAGGATATCACCAAGAAAACAGGCGATAAGATTACAGCAATTAAACCAAATATCGCTGAAAAGGTCGCTAATAAAATCGCTGGTATGGTTGATATCGTGGCTAGGGTTGTTGTAGAGGATGACGGAACAAGAACACTAAATTTCAAGTCAAATGAAGTTGTGTTCGGTGGTGGTAGATTGAAAAACATCACACACACATCAATACCACTCGATTGGTCAGAGTTATGCAAGGTCTATGACGAAGCGAACGAGAACGTTCACAAGGTCGATAAAACTGAAGAATCTGAAAAGGTTGAAGAACCAAAAAGAGGGAGAAGAAAGAAAGAAGAAGTGGAAGAAGAACAGCACGTTCAAACTGAGAAAGAAATCATGAACGATATTCCCGAAGAAGTTGAGGAAGTGGAAGAAGAAGAAAAACCAAAGAGAACTCGAAGAACGAGGAGAGAACGCAATGTTGGTTAAGAAACTAAAACAACTTGGATATTGGGATGGATTGGTTAAAACATATCGTGAGAGTGGCAAGAATGCCATGATTAAGGCACTTAACAATCTTATAAATAATAATCATGATTTATCGTTCGCATTTAATGCACAATCTCATGATTTGTGTAAAGACTATATCGTATATCTAATGGAAAGAAATGAAAAGAGAGGTAAATAAATATGAGTATTTTCGATAAGTGGGATAAGAAGGTTGATAGCAAGGCGCTATCTGAGGATGTTAAAGAGGTTGAAGAAAATGGTGGAGTTGGAGAATATGAGGAAGTTCCAACGGGTAAATATGAAGTGAACATCGAGAAGATGGAAATCAAGGAAACTAAAAATGGTGACCCTATGTTCAGTTGTTGGATGCGTATCCTTGCAGGAGAGTTTGAAAACAAACTTCTATTCTACAATCAAGTAATCACTAAGGGATTTCAGATTGCACTAGTTAACAAGTTCTTGAGAAGTCTTGAAACTGGTATCGATATTGATTCAAAGTTCATTGGATACTGTGAGTATAACAATATGATTATGGATATTCACGAAGCTATCGATGATGCTGGTCTTGAATACATGATTGAATATTCGAAGAATAAGAAGGATTATCCAATTTACACAATCAAAGAGGTATTCGAAGGATAAACAAGCATGTTAGTTTACGATTTCGAAGTAGTCAAGCACGATTGGTTAGTGGTCGTGCTTGACCTACTAAACAAAACGGAACACACAATTGTTAATAATCGTGATGAACTGATTAATCTTTATGAGAAACATAAATCATCCATATGGGTGGGGTTCAATTCAAGACACTATGACCAATTTATATTTAAAGCGATTATATGCGGATTGAATCCGAAAGAGTGTAATGATCACATCATCAAGAACAATCAGTCGGGCTACACATTTTCGAAACTGTTCAATAAGATTCCACTAAATAACTATGACGTTATGGAATCGGGAGATGGTGGATTGAAGAAGTTTGAAGGATTCATGGGTAACAACATCAAAGAATCTTCAATATCGTTCGATATAGATAGGAAGTTGACCAATAAGGAACTCGAGGAACTAGCAACATACTGTAGACATGATGTTCATCAAACTGCTGAAATTCTACTTGAAAGAATTTCAGATTTCGAAGCACAAATGGAACTGCTGAAGATGTATAAGATGCCGTTATCCTATATATCTAAAACTAAGGTTCAGTTGAGTGCTGAAATCTTGGGAGCAACAAAAAGAACATACGATGACGAGTTCGATATACACATACCCGATTGTGCAAGAGTTGAGAAGTACACACAAGTTACAGATTGGTATACCAATCCTAAAAATCACCGATACAGAGTGGATAATAAAACTAATCAATTAGAGTTAATCATGGCAGGTATCCCGATGAAGTTCGGTTATGGTGGTGTACATGGTGCGTTGACTAAATATCATGCGAAGGGTTTTTTCCTAAATATGGATGTTGGTTCACTATATCCAACACTTATGGCATTGTTCGCTGAATATTGTTTTTCACGCTCAGTTACCAAAGAGGGGCGAGATAGATATATAGGTATATTACATCACAGATTAAAGCTAAAAGCTGAAGGAAAGAAGAAGGAACAAGCACCGTTTAAAATCGTACTGAATGGAACATACGGAGCGATGAAGGATAAATACAATAAATTGTATGATCCTAGAGGTGCAAACAACACTTGTATATTCGGTCAAATATTGGTTGGTGTTGACCTTCTCGAAAGGCTCGAGGGTAAATGTGAAATCATACAGGTGAACACGGATGGTATTCTAATCAGAATGTTCAACTATGATGATTACGCAATGATTGATGATATCGCTTATGAATGGGAACAGCGAACGGGGTTAACGCTCGAATTTGATGATTATGGATATGGTGAGATTTTCCAAAAGGATGTTAACAACTATCTGATAATAGATGAATGGGGTAATTATAAGGCTAAAGGTGAATACGTTAAGAAACTCAACAGACTTGATTATGATTTACCTATAGTTAATAAAGCACTCGTTGATTACATGGTCAAGGGTGTTCCAATAGAACGAACAATCAATAGTTGTAATGATTTGAAGGAGTTTCAGACGGTCAAAAAGATTTCATCAAAATATGATTCAATCCTTCATGGTGGATGTTGGTCGAGTGTTCAGCGAATCAATCCAGCAACGGGAAGATTGAAGATGTTCAGAGAATTCACGGGTGAACGGAAGTTACTCAATGAAAAATGTGTGAGAGCGTTCGCATCTATCGATAAAAATGATGGTGGCTTGTGGAAAACCAAGGGTGACAAAATCGAAAAAATCGAAAGTACACCCGAACATGTATTCATTTATAACGGTGATGTTAATGATGTGAAAGTTCCGAAGAAACTCGATAAGAGTTGGTATATAGGTGTTGCAAAAGATAGATTACATAAATTCGGAGTTGCTTATGAGTAAATGGAACGGTAACGATTTAGTTTTTAAAGGTTACGCAGTCGGCAAGGGTAAAAAACCAATACAAAAAGTTAAAAATGCGAATCTTAAATCATGGGATGATGTGATAGATTCCGAATCGTTCGGTGCAATTCTCAATTCTGAATTCATTGATATATCGTTTGATTCTGAAGAACTATCTGATATGTTTCTTGAAATGGCGGATTCCAACAACTGGAATTGTTTAATTCTTGAAAATCCAAAGAACAAGCACATACATACTTATTGGAGAAATCCCGATAAGAGAATTGCAAGAGGTGGAGAAGATAAAAAGTTAGCTGTTGGGCTGATTGGCGATATTCATTCGGGTTCAACTTATATCCCGTTGAGGGTTAACGGGGTGGATAGATTCCCCCCACATTTCGAACCCGATGAAATAGATGTAGTTCCGAACGAATTGTTACCCGTTAATACTAGTATCGATGTTTTGGGATTAACTGAAGGTGATGGAAGGAACGGGGAATTATACAAGTATATATTAGTTCTTCAATCTCAGCTAAATCTTAGTAGGGATGAAATAATCGAGATTTTGAAGAATATAAATAATCATGTGTTTGATGAAGCACTAGATGATAACGAAATTGAAACGATCACACGTGATGAAGCGTTTGAAGCACCGATATTTTTTAAGAAAAATGCGTTTTTGTTCGATACGTTCGCAAGGTATATCAAGAATCAATATCACATCAAGCGAATCAATAATCAGTTACATATATATGATGAGGGTATTTATACAGCATCTTATCGCTTAATCGAATCAAAGATGATTGAGATTATACCGAATCTTAAAGCTACACAGAGAAGTGAAACGCTCAAATACTTGGAAATTATCACACCTAATAATGAAGAACCGTTCAGTTCGAATTATTTAGCCTTCAGAAATGGGATATTGAACTTGACAACAAAAGAGTTGTTACCGTTCTCACCCGAATACGCTATAACTAATAAAATACCTTGGGATTATAATCCGAACGCATATGATCAAACGGTAGATTTGACACTAAATAAAATTGCTTGTAACGATGAATCAATTCGTTCATTACTTGAAGAATGTATCGGTTATTGTTTCTATCGCAGAAATGAACTATCAAAATCGTTTATCCTAACGGGTACTGGTTCAAACGGTAAATCAACATTCCTTGATATGGTTCGAAACGTACTAGGACGAAATAATTATGTATCGCTAGATATTGACGAACTATCGGAGAAGTTCAGCACAACAACGATGTTCGGTAAACTTGCCAACATTGGAGATGATATATCGGATGAATTTCTACAGGGTAAAGCAATATCACAATTCAAGAAAATTGTTAGCGGTAATGATATCAAGGCAGAAAATAAAGGGCAAGATGTATTTTTCTTTAAACCATCAGTAAAGCTATTATTTAGTGCTAATGAAATACCAAGGGTGAGAAATAAGGGATTCAAGGCGATAAAAAGAAGATTGGTAATTATACCGTTTAATGCTGAATTTAGTAAGAACGACCCCGATTATAAGTGGAATATCATCAGTTTATTAACAGAACAGACGGCAACAGAATATTTGATTCAGTTGGGTTTACAAGGTTTAGAACGTGTATTAATGAACAACGGATTCACAGATTCTGAAGCGGTAACAAAACAGATTGACGAATTCGAAAAGGATAATAATCCGATTATTCAGTTCGTGGATGAGTTCGGAGAAGATGCAATACTCAACGAATCAACATCAGAAGTATTCACAATGTATGATTCATTCTGTTATAAGAACGGGTTTTCGAAGGTATCACAAAAGAAATTCAGCATGGAAATAAAAAGATTGCTTGAATGTGAGATAGGAGATGTGAAAATCAATGGGAAAAAATGTAGAGTTTTCAAGAATAGAGAATTGTAACGTATTCAAATTAAATGTTGATAAATTTAGGGCAAATATCGATGAAGATTACATGTTACTTGGTAAATATAGGATATTCAATAATATCGCATTAAATCGATATAATCCGATACTGTGTCACAACGAAACACAAATTGATTTCAACGATAACGGCTTCACATCGCAGTTTTATGAGGATAAAGAAAAGTTTGTGATAAGTTGTTACGCATATGATGGTATGTGTGGTTTTAGATTCCATAGAAGTGTAAAATATTCGACTGATCCCGAATTATCGGGTATTGCTCAAATGACATTCAATTACATTGATGATTTGTTAGATGCTGGAATAATCGAGGTGATGAAATGAAGTTTTATATGATACTATTCGCAACTGCGTTGATTTTGGGCGGTGTCGGTGTTCTATACATCGATACCAAACCCAAATTCGCAAATGATGCGTTTCTAGTTTGCGATTTAATTTTAATCGGTCTATTTTCAAAATTATTATGGTGGTGGTTGTCATGACGGTAGAACAATTAATTGAATTATTAATGGTGTATCCGCTTGATTCTGAAGCTAGGTTATCAACAATGAGATACACGGACGATGGTATTGATTTTGAAACTACACCAGCTATGGATGTATATCGAGATTCTAAAATGGTGTATATAGAGGGGTAAATTATGTTAGCTAATGATTATCAAAACGCTTGTATGCGTACAGTTACAGAAGAATTCACACTTGCTAATGCTGGTCTTGGATTAGCTGGTGAGTGTGGCGAAACGGTCGATATTTTAAAGAAATATTTATATCATGGTCATAATCTCGACCGTGACGAACTAATTAAGGAACTCGGAGATTGCTCATGGTATTTGGCTGTTATAGCTAAAATGTGCGATATAGATTTATCCGAGGTATTCGAGAGAAACATCGATAAACTAATGAAACGCTATCCCGAAGGATTCAGCAAAGAAAGGAGTATACACCGTGAAGATTAAAAATATTATGAAAGATATCATTGATTCGGAACGTTCATGGATGTATGAAATTATCGATAATGATATATCACTCATGAATTCTGAAGGAACAATAGTTTACCGAATCCCGTATGATGAATTTATGATTAATCTTGATTTTCTTAAAAAGAAAACGATGAGAATATTGTTCGCAAAACAGGATTTGGAAGAAGTAAATTTACTTCCTCAGGAGAAACAAATTAACAAACACAAATGTAATATTTTTAGAAATAATAGAATAAATATGCATTGCCGAAAAATTCTTTTGAGAAATTTTGATACGAAACATTCAACATTTTGGTGCGAAGGAGAACAACATCCGATTTATGTAAAGGAAGGTGACAAAATTGTCGGATTGGTGATGCCACTCCGAATTAGTAAATAACACAATTTAATACATAAATTTTATAAAAAAATAACAACGGGTTCAAGATTGGTTCAAGATTGGT